AAAAGTGGCAAAATTATTATTGAGACACGAATCAGTCGATAAAGAAAATGAGGAATTGGAAACGTTGGAAACCGATGAAAATAAATCCGTCCCTAAAAGGGTTATTATTCGTAAGATTCGTGGTCCCAAAACAAAGGTTGTTATTCGACCGGAATCTGATACGTCTGAACCAACTGTTGGAAAAAGTGTTACCATAAAGGTTAAACGACATGTAAAAAAATAGATAAGATCAAATCAAATACAAATGATATAAAATGTTTATTTGATGTTATACATCGAACGTATAATATTAAATCAAAATAAAATATGTTACAATTCCAGATTCCAAAAAATTCATATAATATTTATAGATATTTAGATTGTGCGGTCCAAGAATCTAAACCTGAGCCAATCATTTCAACTTCTCTTTCTGGATATCTGGGTGATATTAAACAACGCATCGATTCCTTAGAAAAAGAATGGGATGTTTTTAAACGATATACAAATCCATACGAATATATTCATACTACGGTTCCTGGAAAACGTAAATGTATATCGAAATACAAACCGCTTTCGAGGGCTTATTTTAAAATGATCGAATTAGTACAGTTTTACCGTTTATTGGATCGATACACTACACCAATTCAATCGTTTCATCTGGCCGAAGGCCCTGGTGGTTTTATAGAAGCTTTGGCAATGTTTCGCCGAAATTATTCGAAATGCAAAGATCAGGACCAATACATTGGAATGACTATCATGGACGATGCGGAAGATCCAAATATTCCTGCATGGAAAAAGAGCCGACATTTTTTATCGGAAAACCCCACAGTTCATATTGAAGTAGGTCAAGACAAAACAGGTGATATTCTATCAGTGGAAAATTTCCGTTATTGTTCTCAAAAATATCGGGCATCGATGGATGTTATTACAGGTGATGGTGGGTTCGATTTTTCGACAGATTTTAACAATCAAGAAGCCCAAATCGCCAAATTATTGTTTGGTCAAATTGCGTATGCTCTTTGTATGCAACGTTCTGGTGGATGTTTTATTTTAAAAATTTTCGACTGTTTTATGCAACATACTTTAGATCTACTATCATTATTATCGTCTATGTATGAAAAAGTCTATATAACGAAACCACAAACGAGCCGTTTTGCAAATTCTGAAAAATATGTTGTATGTAAGGGATTTCGTGGAAATGTCGCGAATTTTTTCCCCTATTTGGAGAAAACGTTTATAAAAATGGTTGAATCGACCGATGAATATATAGTGCGATTTTTACAATGTCCGAGTTCTATTTTGTTCGTTTCCAGGATAGAAGAATATAATGCTATTTTTGGCAGACAACAAATCGATAATATTTATTATACATTGTCTCTAATGGAAAATCGGGGTGATAAATTGGATAATTTGATCAAACAAAACGTTATTCGGTGTATTGGTTGGTGTGTTAAACACAATGTTATTTATAATGTTTGGGATTAGATGGTATCGCGAAGCTTTCCCACTTTTTGTATCCGCTACTAAAGTGGATACAAAAACTGGCATAAATACATTTATGCCAGAATAAAGGATATAGGCAATCCACATTTTTTTATCTCTATCCTTCGTTGCGGATAGACCTTACACAGGGTTTTTCCGAGAAATGGTATTATTGCAACATTTTACAGAGGCTGTGCCTGATTTGGGAAAAATAGGTGTCCTTGCTCCAGGGTTGCCTATTTTCGTTTTAATGGTATAGGGGTCGAAAATAGAGCCATAGGCAATTGAGTTTCCAAGGGAGTTTCCATAAATATTGGTATAAATACCAGCGGTTGTATTGAGTGTATTATACTTCAAACGTAGAAGACGATCACTTGCGGAAACACCACCCTGACTCGCGAATTTCCAATTCCGAGGTTTGTATGCAGTTGGAAGATAATTAACGAGTTGTCCTGTAACTGGATTAAGTGGATTCGAGCAAAAGTTAGTGGAAGGGACACGGTATCGGTTATTGATACTGCCGGCTGAACCAGGAATATCGGTTTTACTTCCAGATACCAAAATGGCGGATTGATTTTGCTGAAATGTTTTTCCACGAGAATACATATATTGTTGTGCGGATGTGCTGTAGGGGGCATTATAGGCAGCCTTATCTGGGTTTTGTAAATTGATCTGTCCTTGACTGTTGAATGGAGCAACATAGGGCGATTTTTTCACAATCATTCCTGAACTGCGAACGCGTTTGAGAGCATTTCTACCCGCATCAAAACAAACACCATTTTGGTTCAAATTATTTGAACAACCGGGTGCTAGACCTAGTTTAACATTATTTGCTTTTATATCCAATGCATTAAAAGAGCCTAAAATATTTGACCATTGTTGTGCGGTATTATTTACTAAATATCCGTTGGGGCGATCAAAATCATCTATTTTTATAGATGCACGAGAGTTGCAATTATTTCCACTTGTTGGAGCGGTAGCAATTTCACGACGGTAATGTTTCAAAGGCAATGGCCGTTTTTTCTTGGCATCTACAGTGATATACGTTTTTCCTTGAATATTATTTTTATTGCTAGATACTAAAAGATTAGGGCTGATTCCACTATTCGAGTTCATGTACATTGGGGTTGTTCTAGGTGCATTGTTTTGTAATGTAGAAGTAACTTGCTGAAATGTCCGGTTTTTCCATCTCACATAAGGAACTGTTTCTGTATTTTTATATAATGGATCAAATAAACCTAATGTCGTCATATTCTGTAAATGTTATAATATACTAGTATAAAAATTCGAGGATAAAAATTATATAAACCCTTTGTATCTATGTATAATAGACAGAATGAATATAGCACTTACCATAGAACAAATAAATATTGATTTATATGTAAAATTATTGGAAAAAAGGCGAAATAATATAATGGAGGGGGAATTTACAAAATTATTATATTCGGATGAATATATTACATTAAATGGAATATATTTCACATTTCCAATAATAAAATCTCAAATCATAGTTGAAACTTTTCCTATGAATCGACAAGGACGACAAATATTATACAAATCCGGTCAAAAGAAACTCATTTTTCAACCAAATCATCCGAACAATAAATATTTGATTCAACAAATTGCGGTCTTTGAAAAACAATTATTACATTTTTATATAGAATCTACTTTTTCGGAAAAAAATCCGGTATATTCTTTGCAAAATCAATTAATAAATGGTTTTGTGAAAGTGTTTTATGATAATGTGAAGGATGTAAAAGAGAATGCCAATTATTATGTTAAAATATCCGGAATATGGGAGACGGCTAAAAACATTGGTATTACGTATAAATTTATAGAAGCATCGTTGATTTAAGGTCTATCCGTGTTTTTGTATCTCTCAATCGGTCGAAAGTGAAATATCAAAAATAGTTCATTGACATTTTTTTGGATATTCGTTTCGCAAAAGAATTACCTGTTACTCTCAAATCGATAGATTTTGTAAATTGTTTATTTTCCTCCAATCCGGTAGAAAATTTTGTTACATTTATTATGGAAAATTCTACAGCGTTTTTTGTAATGGATAAGGGTTCAACTGAATATTGCAAATTTTGTATAGAATTCAATCCCTCTGGTGTATTATTCACATATCTATAATTATCCTGATGATTCACATTTTGTAGTACTCCATTATGAAAATGCATAATATTTTTATCGGCAATGTCGTAAAACTGACTGCGGTCAATTATAAAACCATTTGCTAGCGCCCGTTTATTTAATAAATTATCTTCGTATCCCCATCCCCAAAAATTGGGGAAACCATTGAGTTTTTCAAAATCGCCAGCAGTGATGGATACAATTCCCCCTAAAGCAAATGTAAAACCGTAAAAGTGTTTTATTTTACCATGAATAGTTTGGTAATTTAGAAAATTCTTGGTGTATGGCATGGTGTCAATGTCATTAAACACGAGTGTAATATTTTGGTAAGAATCAGGGTATTTCGATTTCACGAATAAAAATCCGATATTTTTGATGGCTCCGCGATTAAAAGACCGGTCGTCTTGTTGATGAACAAAATGGACGGCGCAATCATTCGGTCTCATTTCTTCTAACACATAAGACATATGTCGATGAAAAAATTGGAGTTGTTGATCGCGATCTCTGTAAGGTACAATAAAAACAACCTTGGGTGTCAAAGACATATTGGTTTTGTATATATTGTAAAATATTTTTATATTTTACAATATACGTATAATTTTACAAATCTCTATTACGCCGAATATTTTGCCAATATAGCGGATGGAATCAATCGCTCGCGCATAGAATCCAATTTTTTGAAACATTTATTGATTGTCACCTCACTAATATTACATACATTTTTCACATCGGTTTTGCTTATCGGTAAATTGCATGATTGTGCGATGAAATAAATAATTCCTGCTGCAATAGAATGAGGTGTATTATCTCGTATAATATCCTGTTCCTCGATTTTTTGTGCAACAAATTTCGCAAAGATGATCAATTCATTCGGCATATTGAGACGGCTACAATATCTCTCAATGAATGAGCTTGGTTTTGTCGAACATAGATTGATGGATTGTGTCGTCTCAAATGTTCCATTGCGATCAATGTTTGACAGTATATTCACGGCCATTGAACATCCATTCGTCGCGCTTGTTTTGTCCAATTTGAAAATATCGGCAATCTCGTGAGCTGTTCTCGGACAATCATTGAGGCGACATGATATATAAATCGACGCGGCTTTGATTCCATCACGATTCATACCCCGAAACATCTTTTGTTCCGAAATGTTTTTATGAATGGACATGGCATCATCAATAAATATTCGCGGAATACCGGCATTTTGTGCCATAATCGTAATAAATTGGAATTCGTCGTACAGTGACTTTTCACGATGAGGCATCGCCCCCCATTCAGTCCATTTTCGAATTCGTTTCATTTCATACGATGCATTTGGACCGCATAATATTTTACATCCAAATGAGGAAACCTGGAGTAGGGGATTTATCGGATTCCCACAACGTGTAGGGTCGTTCGCTTTTTTATCGTCGGCTCCGTAAAACCGCCATTCTGGTGAATAATCGAGAACATCTTTAGACATAATTCCACAGGATGGATTAGTGCATGTTGGAAATCCATCATCCATCAATATAATCGGTGAATTACATTGATGACATGTATTAGGTTTTTCGCAAATATGAGGATCTATCGATGTTTGTATTTGAACCGATTCAGAAAGAGGCAAAATCGACGAATCATACACACATTCTACGGATCGATCTAGGTCCGAATCGAATATATCCCATAGTTTCTTTTTATCCGAGGCCGATATAATTGATTTCTTTTTCTTCGTTTTTGACATTGTGCTATGATTTTATTGGTTGATAGTTTATGGATGTCTTTATCATTAGTTGAATTGTGTTTATATCAATTTTATCCATTTACAATTTCTTTTATTTTATACGCATATTATAACTATGGCAACAAGTTTTGTCGAAAAATTAATTACACATGAATTGTCAAATTTGATGGGTGGATCTGGATCTGGATCTGGATCCTTGAATGAAAATCAAATTGTAAAAATGATTCCGGAAATTGAAAAGGGTGTTATTAAAAGAATTTGTGATCATATCATGGCGAACCAAAAAACTCTAGGCAACAATATTGTGGAATTATTAGAAGGGCGTCTTAAAGAGATACTTGAACCAGATGCAATTGAAAATAGCGGGGATATAAATATAAAAATCAGCGAAATCGTACTGGATCGGTTTCGAAAGGATTTTGCCTCGATAAATGATGCGCCTTTGTTTTTAATGACACTTTCAACCGATCATAAGGATAAAATTATTTTTATCATAAATGATATTTTAACGAAAAATCCCGAGGATATAGATGAATATTTTAAAAATATGTTCGTAAAAAAACAAAGAGGAGGTGGTGGAAAGACAAAAAAAACGCGACGAACAAAAAGTAAAAAAATGAAAACCGCGAAAAGGAGGAAAACAATGAAAAAAATGATCGGTGGTGCTAAATCTCCAAGAGGTTCTACAGTAACACATTCTGCAACTGCACCATCGACACATTCAGCAACTGCACTACCGACACATTTAGAACCCATAAAAGACCATTCTATTCGAAAATCGATTTCCGAAGTAGCTCATTCGGAAATAAATCATCGAGTTGAACAACAGTTAAATGCAGAATCATTGACACGACAATCGTCAAAAAATAGTGAAACGGAGGATCAAGTCACTACGTATATTGATAAAATGGTAGGATATTTAACATTTAGATTACAGCATACAGGCGATGAAATTTTGAAAAAAATAATGGCAAATATTGATGAAGCTATGAAAACAAAACAGCGCGAATTGACCGAAAATATAGTCAATGGAATTTCTATTTTGATCGCCAATAGTTTTGCTTCCGCCGATCCCAAAAAGGGTGCGAATTTAATAGAGATAATGATCTATAGTAGTTTATATAAACTACGCGGAACTTTACAAAAGTGCATTGATGAAATTGGGCGAGATACAAATAATACACAATCCGAGTCGTTTGCAAGTGACGTATATGAAAAATTAATGTCTAGCATCGGTATAAAATAAATTTATCGACATAGGGACAAAAAAATAAAAATCGTTATATATCATTTTTATTTTTTATAGGGCATTTTTGATAAGAATAGAATCATGGTTTTTATGTGGTCTTTCTGGGACGTCCGACTTTCCTGGTCTTCACCTCTTGAAATCCCTCTGTCGCGGTCGCAGTAGATTCAGTAACATTCACAGGTGCAGGTGCATCCTCTGATATAGAATTTACCCTAGGGGCACCATACGCGGATCTAGGCTTAAAAGGAAGACGAGAGCCAGAATAACTGACGTTTGTATTGTTAATTCGTTGTGTCTCACACATTGTATTTCCGCCCAAAACACCAGTAATATCAATAGCCTGACAATCATGCTTTCCGCTATCGGGCTTGACAAGAGTAAAATCGACATACTCTCCCTGCACCAAATATCTGTAGTAGTTTGTGTTTGATTGTGGTGTATCACTCTTACGAATGGATGAGTAATGAGCGAAAATATCCTTTCCGGAATATTCACCCTCTCCGCAGACGGTAATAAAACCAAATCCGGACTTGTTATTGAACCACTTAACTGAACCGGTCAAGCGCTTTCCGTCAAGAAGTATGGTATAAGCAGTAACTTGTGTTTCAGACATTTTTTTTATTCGCTGACTGAGATGTTATATATGAGACCTTATTGTTTATATGGGTTTGTACTAATATTTATTTTGTTATGGTAACATATACATAATGATTTACTCTTTAGCCATTTCTCCTAGAAAAATTACCAGTATTGTTTTTTTATTGTTGGTTCTGTTGATTACTCTTTTATTGAGTGGTATGGTATCGTTGTATGATATGGTATAAGATAAATTTATTCATTCGATCTAGTAATTATATCCAAGATTTCCCGAGGATAATTCATATCCTCCAAAATTCGGATGGCACCGTGAATTTTTGAAATTCCCGATTTCATCTTATATGTATATTCGATTTTTCCACCATCATCTTGTAAAACCTCCATTTTGTAATTTTTGAATTCCTTGGACTTCCGGAGTTTCTTACAAACAGCTGCATAATGGGTTGTCAATATCAAATCCACATTGGAAAATCCGCCCAAATATTTCATAAAGGCATATGCCGATCGCGTCGCTTCCACCGGGTTTGTGCCAGAGTATAATTCATCGAAAA